CCGCTGAAGCCTATAAAATTGCTGCAAAGCAATTGCATACCCATAACCATATAAACAAGGATTAATCATGGGCGAATTCATACTAACCTTATTACATGCAGCAACGAATACGCACATCCTCCACCTAAGAAGTAGGACATTGGCGGAGCATAAGCCGCTGGGAAAGTTTTACCAAAAACTGCCTGATTTGATAGATGCAGTGGTCGAATCCACCCAAGGTCGATATGGCCAATTAATTTCTTATCCTGTGTCATATTACCCGCCTCGTGAAACTGGTTTAGAAGAATTGCAAGATCTGAAAGACTATGTCGATCAGACGCGGAGAGGCGAAGATATTCCGCAAGATAGCGAAATCCAAAACGCCATTGATGAAATTGCGTCACTGATTAACAGTACACTTTATCAACTCACTTTCCTCAAGTGAGTTCAGTTGCCAAAGAGGGTTTTGAGGCTTCTCGAAAGGGAGGCCTCTTTTTTTTGGCAGGGGGGGGTCATGCTATTTCAGGCTGCTGGTCAATGTAGGCGAAAGCTTCATGCAATGTCTCAAACTGGGCGACACACTCAAAATTAATCAAGTCTTCGATGTAGACACCAAACCGAGTCCAGTCGGGGCAGTCCCGCTTTTGCATGTCTTTGTAATCGCAATAAATGCGAAAAGTTACATCACCGAAGACCTTAATAAAGCTTGGGCAGGCATCGTTATGCCATGAGATATCTTCCCACCCAGCAGGAAAGATAAGGGTATCGTCATAGTCGGGGAATTCTGATTTGTAATCGCTCATGCTGCCACCTCATTAAATGGATCATGTTTCTTAAATTTTTCATACAAGCGCACGGCAATCTTATTTAGCTTCCCGTTCGCCATAATGACCACACCGCGAGGAAAGTTCTTATTCACCACCTCACAATAAAAATGCGTGTCACCTGAGCTATGACGCACACCCCGATAGCCGATGCGGACAAGCCAGATAATGAAGGCTTCGCTCATAAGGGGGTGGACGCGAGTTAATTTTTTCATGCTGCCACCTCCTTATTTCCAAGCTCATAAATAGATTTAATGGTCTGCTTATTGGTTTTTAGGCGTTCAGGTTTATATTTCTCTATGTAACAACCCTTGCATGCACCAGTGGCTCTTAATACAAATCCATTTCTTGAAGTGCGCTTTTGGAAAAACCAAAATTCATTAGTTAAAGGCCAGTAATCACCACAATGAATACAAAGTTTTTCTTTACCAAGTTCGGAAACTGAATAACGAGGTAATGCTTTGGAATTGATAACAGCAAACTGATTATTCATGCTGCAAGCTCCTGCCAAGGTTCAAAAGCATATAAACGAGCATTTACAGAACGATCAATTTTCACGTTTAAAACTGCATCAACCATTAGATTGTTGCGCTTAATTTCCTGTTCAGCTTGAAAGCCGTTTGGAGCTTCAACACGGCCTCGGATAAAACCGCGACCGCCTTGAACTTTTGCTTTATATGTCCAGATGTATAATTTAGGAGTGTTCATAGAGTCACCAATGCTTTACGTAGGTAAGGATCTAAGTCATCTTGACGTAGCAACCAAGTCACATAACTTGGATCAAGGTCTTTAATTGCTGTGCCTTTATGCTTTCCAAAAGTTATGTACTTCGGTATGCGGGCAGTTTCTGACATGATGAAAAGCGAATTCATGTCTTTAATGCCCAGCTGCTCTACTAATGTTTTTAGAATTACACCTGTGAAATAGATGTCTGCTTTAGCGTTGTGGGCATGTCGAAGGTGTTTACGTGCCAGCTCCAAATCATCCATAACGTGGTAGTACATAGCGCCTAATGTGTGGGGCAGGTCGGGCCATACCATGCGACATAAAGCCAATGTGCAAATTCCTTTGACAGTGAAGTCTGGCTGGCATTTCTGAACAGCTTTAATGTCATAATCAATATTGTGGCCAATCAGGTATTGGACATCTTGAGGCATCTTGGATGTGTCAAAGCTTGGCTTTTCAGCAATATCAGTTTCAAGAATGTGGTGCGTTGCTAAAGCACCCAGAGCGATAGGCTCAGGGCATGAGAAGTACTCATCAAAAACTTCCCCTTGGTTGATTACCAACACCCCTTGCTCAAAAGAGCAAGGTGCGTAAGCAATCTCAATTGGGTAACCATTCAGGTCGTGAGTTTCAGTGTCTAAAATCAATGCATTCATAGCCAATTAACCTCAGTACGGAAAATCATCTTGCTGGTTGGCACCTAACACTGGTGGCACATCATCGTAATAACCATCAAACCCGCCTTGGTTGTAACCATTGTTCTGGTTAAAACCCTGGTTACTTCCACCATAACCACCACCATTATTTTGTTGGTAGCCACCACCATTGTTGTTTTTAGGCTTACGTGTCGTGATAGGGTTAGACATAAGCGAAGCAAGTGATTTTGGTAGTGCTTCAGGTGTAGTTTTACGTTCAATAATTTCCTTGGCCATCAACTCACTTTGAGCGTGAAAACAAGAGAAGAAATTCATCTGGTGTTTCCATTCACCGTTGTCATTTTGGTAGTTTTCACGCTGCAGAAGAAAACCAATACGCTGGTTAGCCACTTCAGGGGCTACTACACAATTTTTAGTAATACGCTCTTTAGCGTCAAAGTCATATTTCTCTAAAGGTGCATTTGTTGGTGTTAGACCACGAGCTCCTACACAAGCGAGCAGAGCATTAATTTTGTGAACTCCACCCAATGGAGTACCGTCTTTTTTCTCGGTCCAAATAGAAAATGAAGCAGATTCTTTATTGTCTGTTTCAAATTCAATTTCAAAACCAGTTGTACCTGATTTCGCTGTGATAAATTCCATATGCTTAATCACACCAACATATTTACCAGCTTCTTCAATACGCAGACTGCTGTCTGCTTGCTTTGCTGAGTCAGGGTTAAAGCCAAATTGTTTGTATTGCTGATTCATGAAAATTACTCCAAGTTTAAATTTAGGTTATTAAGCAGATTGGTCTTGTGTTTGAATTTGAGGGTTTGGGATGCCATAGAATTCGCAAATCGCCACATCCACATGGTTTAAATCGTTTTCAATATGGTCAGTTTCAAACAAGCCATCAGGGGACTTAACAGTCGAATTGCCATTGTTTTTAGTCTGGAATACGTATTGACCGTTAATCACCGCAGTCTGAAGGCAAGTGGTTACCATGCCCTCAAGAGTGATTTTCTCGTCTAGCATTTTCCCAATAGTTTTGATCTTGGTTTTACCCTGAGCGTCTTCTTCGGTATGACTTAAAAGGTATACGCGCTTATGGTCATGGGCATTAATTGCTGCGTTGAACACATCCCATGCATTGCGGCCGATCTCGGTGAACTTATCAAAGCTCTTTTCAGAACTGCGACGCATGAACTCATTCGCCATAACATACTGAAAGTCATCAATAATAATGATTGGGCGCTTAGATCCATTAATTACATTAATGATGAATTGAGGGTTATCAGAGACCAAAATCGAACCCTGTTTATTTTCGGGTGTGATGTATTTCCAATTAGGTGAACGAAACGGTAACGGCTTTTTGATTACTTGAATTAACAGCACATTTAGCGGGTCCAAGTTTCTTAGGCTTGTAGATTTGCCAGTACCAGACTGGCCAAGGATTAAAGTTGCAATACTCATTATTCATTACTCACTATTCATTATTTAAAGGGGAGGATTGGTTGCTATCGAGCACCAACCCAACCTACGCGACGCTTGTACTCACGCCGTTCACGAAGTGGAATATGTGTACGTTGTAGGGCGATTGCTAAGTTCTTCTTACGCTGGAAAGCTCGTTCACGTTCAAAGTTTTCACGGATCCAAGGCTTGGCTGCATGCACCTCAAGCGTAATTAGCTGTTCGGTACCATCCTTATTCACTACATAGATATGGCGACCTTTTTCAAAGTAGGTTGAATGGCCTAGACGCATACGAATGTTGCCTTCGTCATCTTGGCTGTACCTATTATTCCAGCAGACCAAGCATTAAACGTAAGCGCGATTATTACTTACATCTATGCAGATCCGGGTCTTGGTAAAACGTCTTTAGGATTCACCGCAGATAAAGCTATTTCATTTGACTTTGACCGTGGTGCACACCGCACAGGTGAACTTCGTCGCGGAGCTGTTGTTCCAGTTCAGCAGTGGTCAGATAT